AACTAAACCTAGATGCTGTTAGGAATCCTGACCTGACTTATGGATGGGCAAAACTTACTGGCGAATACCTAGCGCAATTCCTAGAAGGTACGAACCTATTTGTCTTTAGACCGTTTAGTGGTTACGGATCAGATCAAGATGCTGATTATCCGTTTCCTAGTTTCATTGACCGCGCTCTGGCAGGCGTTGAAGTCTTTGACATTTGGGGCGATGGTGAACAGGTGCGCGACTTCATCCACATCGAGGACATTGTTCAGGCTGTGCTTTGGCACGTTCAGACCGGTTATTTTGGCACGTTCAATTTATGTTCAGGCTTTGCCACTAGCTTTAATGACCTTGCTCAAATGGTCTGCGAGGAAGCAGGTATCAAGCCAATGTTTAACCACATCGTGACTGCGCCTACTGGGGTTGAGTATCGCGTTGGTGATCCGCATTTATCGCATCAGTATTTCAATCCGCAGATTACTTTGCGTGAAGGTATCCGCAGGGCATTAGCAGAACGCAAGTAGAATAGACCTAGACTTAGGAGTTTTATGGCAATCAACCAAGGCTACGCCACTTTAGCGCAACTGAAAAGTGCATTACGAATTAGTGATGCCGTAGATGATTCGCTATTAGAGATGGCTATTGAATCCGCTTCACGAGCTATTGACGGTCACGCTGGGCGTTACTTCTACTCATCAGGAACTGCTACACGATACTACGCAGCTGATGATTCTTACGTTACTCAGATTGACGATGTTTCAGGTACAGCGATAACGCTACAAAGTTCATCTGGTGGCGATGGTGTATTCGACATAACTTGGGCAGTTGGTGACTATCAGCTAGAGCCACTTAACGGCAACGTAGATGGACTTGCTGTGCCATACACACGGATTCGCGCAGTTGAGAATTACTTATTCCCGGTAGAAGCAGATCAAGCCTTAGTAAAACTAACCGCCGTATTTGGTTGGGCATCTGTTCCAATCGGTATCACTCAGGCTTGCATCATTCAATCCAGCAGAATTTTCAAACGGCTTGACAGTCCCTTGGGCGTTATGTCTTTTGGGGACATGGGAGCTATAAGAGTTTCGCGTTATCTAGACCCGGATGTAGAACAACTTGTTGCGCCTTATCGCCGGGTTAGGGGCTTCGCCTAATGGCTTCTATTTCAGAGCTACGCGCTGGAATCAAAACCAACCTAGCGACTATCTCAGGGCTTAGGGTTTCAGATTTTCAGCCTGACAACATAAACCCACCAGTTGCAATAGTCTTTCCTATCTCTCTTAATTACGATGAAACCTTTCACAGAGGAATGCAGACCTATACCTTTGCAGTTCAGGTAATCGTTGGTCGTGTATCTGAGCGAACAGGTCAGAACTCAATAGATGCTTATTGCTCAAGCACCGGAAGCAATAGCATTAAACTAGCGATAGAATCAGACAAGACACTTGCAGGCAAGGCGTTCGATCTAAGGGTTACCGATATGCGTAACTATGGGGAACTACTTGTGGGTGAGGTAAACTATTTATCGGCAGAGTTCGTAGTTCTCTGCTACGCAGACTAAGGGAGCAACACAACATGGCCAAGTTTTCAGCCACTGACTATAAGGTAGTCATAAATGGTACGAATCTATCCACAAATCTTAATAGTGTTGAACTAACACTAGAATCCGACAGCCTTGAAACAACAGCTTTTGGTGGCACTTTTAGAGAATCTATTGGTGGCTTAAAATCTGGTTCATTGACACTTCAGTTCATGCAGGACTTTGGCGCAGCTTCAGTAGATGCAACTCTGTTCCCATTGTTTAACACACTTGCAACTGTTGTTATTACACCAACATCAGGTACAGTAACCAGCACCAATCCGAGCTATACGGCAGTGTGCTTGGCTAATTCCTATACTCCGGCGAGCGCAGCAGTGGGCGATCTAGCCACGTTCAGCGTGACATGGCCGACAAGCGGAACTGTTACACGGGGAACTGTCTAACTATGAAGATCAACCTGCGCGTTACTTTTGAAGATAAATCGGTAGAGGAAGTTTCTGCTACTGCGCGTGACCTTGTTGCATTTGAGGACAAGTTTACTAAAAGCGTTGCATCACTAGAAACAGATTTCAGAATTACTGATCTATTGTGGCTTGCATGGCATTGGCTAGAACGTAAGGGTAAAACCAACAAGACGTTCGAGGACTGGTGCGATGATGTGGACACTATCGAAGCGAGTGACGAAAGCCCAAAATAACCGGGTTGGGTGACTCATCCCAACATTGGTATCTGGCTTATTTATCTGTTGAAACTGGCATTGCTCCGTCAGTTTTAATGGAAGAATCTGAGCGTATGCTTTTTACTATGGGAATGTATCTGCGCTGGCGAAACAGTCAGGGGTAATAATGGCAACATCTAGAGTAACTGGAGTGGCTGATACCGTAAGAATCCTTAACAAGTTAGATAAAGAAATTGTTAAGAATGCTCGTAAGGATCTTAGGACTGGGGCGCAACCAGTAGCAGATGCTGTTAAAGCTAACATTCCAAATGAAGCACCATTACGAGGAATGATTCACAATGGGCGTACAGCGTGGAAGCCATCAGGCGTAACGGCAAAAGTTAAAACCAACTTCTCTAAGAAAGCCCAGCGCAATGAAACTTCTCTTGTTTCTATCGTTGTCGGTGCTAAAGGCAAGAACGCAACTGGTGCTGCTGCATTTCAAATAGCGGACATGGCAGGTCGCAAGGCTAGAGGTAAAACTAGATCAGGTCGCGCCATGATAAATAAATTAAATGGTATCAACAAGGCATCTCGTTATGTCTATCCTGCTGCTGAACGTCAATTGCCCTACGTTAGAAATCAAGTTGAAGATACAATTAAGGGATTAAGCACTTCATTAAACAATGAACTCAAAAGGGTTAGGTAAGTCATGGCGATTATTGTTCCGATTACCACCACATTTGACCCTAAAGGTTTAGATAAAGCGATTGCAGAAATTAAACGCGCTGAAGGCGCATTTAGCAAAATAGGTAAAACTGGTCAAATTCTTTCAGCTAGTTTTATTGACACGGGGCGTTCTCTAACTAGAAACATCACATTACCTTTGGCAGGTCTTGGCGTTGTAATTAACAAAACCGTTACAGATGCTTCTAATCTTGCAGAAGCTGAATCAAAAGTTAATGCAGTATTTAAGACACAAGCAGCCGACATTTCTAAATGGGCTAAAACAACATCATCTTCATTTGGTGTTTCTAGACGTGCTGCATTAGAAGCAGCAGGAACATACGGCAACTTGTTCCAAGCCTTTGGACTTGGACAGGGCGCATCTACTGAAATGTCTAAGAAACTTGTTGAACTTGCAGCTGACATGGCTTCGTTTAATAACGTGCCGATTGACGATGCTTTAACTGCATTACGCTCTGGTCTATCCGGGGAAACAGAACCGCTTAAAAAGTTTGGTGTTTCTCTTAATGATGTACGTCTAAAGCAAGAAGCAACCAATCTTAAAATTTATGATGGCGTTGGCCCATTATCCGTAGCTGCTAAGGCTCAGGCTGCCTATGCTCTAATCTTAAAAGACACCGCACTTCAACAAGGTGACGTAGCTCGTACTGCTGGCGGTCTTGCAAATCAAAAGAAATTCTTAGCAGCACAGGTTGAAGATTTATCTGGATCATTTGGCGCGGTATTCATGCCAATTATGATTAACGTGATCGGCGTGATTCGTAACCAGTTCTTGCCTGTCATTCAAAGATTCATTGAAGCGTTCAAGACTCTTTCGCCTAACGCCGTAGTTACTGGTATTCAGATTGCTTTCTTTGCTGCTGCACTTGGCCCGGCGATGATTGCCGTTGGTTACATGATTAAGTTAGTTCAAGGTCTGGCTGCTGCTTTTGCGTTTCTAACCAAAAGAATCGTTATGATTCCTCTAGCCATTGTTCTTCTTATTGCTGCTTTGATTAAAGGCACAGATGCTTCTATGACATGGAGTCAAGCGGTTGTTAAGACTTTCCGTTATGCAGCTGAAGGTATTGCAAAATTGGCTAATGGGATTGTTAAAGCTATTAACTTCATAATTAGGGGATATAACGCTGTATTCACAGGCATACTTAAGAATGATAAAATTGCGTTAATCACAACAGATTTCAATTTTTTAGTTACTGCCGTAGATGGCGCAGCAGCAGGATTTGAGAATTTCACTAATGCTCTTTCAGCAGAAGCAGCAAGCATTTCTGCTATCGCCGATCAAGCAAAGGCTCTTGCTGATTCCGTTGGTGGTGGCCCCGGTGGTAGTGGTAAGTCAGTTGCTGGTGCAGCCAAGAACGCAACTGAAAGAATTGCTAAGTTTACTGAAACTTTGATTGCGGCAAATCAAGTTCTTACTGATGCCAAAACTAAGTTCAATGATTTTGCAGGATCAGTATCCAACTCAATTACTGGAATGCTTAGTTTTAGCACTGCTGCAACTTCAGGCGGTTCATTTTTAAGTAACCTAACGGCTCAAGCAACTAAGGCTGCTGAATTTGGAACTAAGATTCAAACCCTTTTAAGCATGGGATTATCTGAATCTGCCATTAGTCAGGTGCTTTCAGCAGGAGCAGATGCTGGCACAAAAATTGCAGATGAGATTATTGCTGGTGGCGCAACCGTTGTGAATCAAGTTAATACTTTGATTACCGCAACTCAAACTGTGGCTAATGCAGTTGGCGAATCTGCTGCAAGTCAGTTCTATTCAGCAGGTGTCACCGCAGGTCAAGCACTAGTAGACGGCGTTAAAGCTGCAATTATTGCTTCTGGCTTTTCAATTAACGCTGAAGGCATGGTTGTAAATCAAGCCGGTATAGATCAAGTCAATGCTGCGCTTGCGAAGTACCGTAAGTCTGGTGGCAAACTAACAAGCAAAGAAAAGAAAAAGGTTTCAAACCTAGCCACACAATTAGGTGTGGAAATTCCTGCTATGGCTGCTGGTGGAATTGTTACTAGACCAACGCTAGCTTTGATTGGTGAGTCTGGGCCTGAAGCTGTTGTGCCGTTAAACCGAAACAACACACCAACAGGCAACACAATTAACCTAACCGTAAATGCAGGTATGGGCGCAGACGGAACTGCGATAGGTCGTGAGATCGTAGACATTATTAAGCGATACGAACGCGTGAGTGGCCCAGTCTTTGCGAGCGCGTAATGGCTGTACCAGACACTAAAGTTTTTATTGGTTTCGATCTAGCCGCATCTGGTGGCAATCTTTTTACACTTAATGACACGGTTAAAGGCAAACTTGATTCGATCTATGTTCTTGGTGGCGATGTATTAACCGATGTAACTGAGTATGTTGCATCTGTTTCCGTTAATCGTGGTAAGTCGCGTGAGTTAGACAGATACACAGCAGGCAACGCATCTGTAACCCTGCACAATGATTCGCGCATCTTTGACCCGTTTAATACTTCAAGCATTTACTATTCGCAGATTCTGCCACGCAAGCCGATAGCAATTGAAACAAATGGTGATCGCGTGTTTACCGGGTTCATAGATGACTGGGATTTGACCTACGACATTTCAGGAAAGTCCTTTGCAAGCGTTTCTGCCGTTGATGGTTTCCTACGTTTATCCGCAGCTGAACTTGATTCGTTCACAGCAACAAGTCAGTTAAGCTCAGA